AAGTTTAAATAAAAATACTATTTAATCCAAAGTTAAGAAGGAAAAAGGGTGGTTTGAAAGGTATTCCATGAGAATATCAAGTTTGTATTTTTTACAAAAAAAAATTTTAGAAAAAAAAAAAATTTTCTACAAAAAAACTTTTAAAAGGACTAAAAGAGAGAACGAGAGAAATAAACTTCCTATTTTTAGGGGAAAAACACCACTTTTTTACTATTTTTTTAACAATAATATGAATATTTTTTCTTTAATTCAATTAAAAAATATTTTTTAATAGTATTTAGGGGATTTTGACCCCGAGTTTTACGTAAAACTAACGTAAAAGTTTAATAAAAGTTTAATAAAGTTTTACGTAAAACTAACATAAACTTTTAGACTTTTACGTAGAGTTTTACGTAAAACTTTATTAAACTTTTATTAAACTTTTACGTAAAACTAACATAAACTTTTACGTAAAACTAACGTAAAACTTTATTAAACTTTTAGACTTTTACGTAGAGTTTTACGTAAAACTAACATAAACTTTTATTAAACTTTTATTAAACTTTTAGTAAAAGTTTTAGGAAAATTGATTCCAAAAATAAAAGTCTGTCAACACCCATAAAACCCCTAATTTTTATTTAAACTAAAAGTTAAACTACTTAAAAAAAAAATCTCAAAGTATTCTATAATATTTAGGAATGTCAACGTTCGATCGAAAAACCTATATGAGAAATTATATGAAAGACTACAATAAAAAGACAACTGAAAAACTCCACACGATTGAAGATAAGGACAAAGAAATAGAATTTTTAAAAAAGGAGGTCGAAAGGTTAAAAGGAGAATTATATTTGGCAAATAGAGAAATCGAGTTAATGAAAAAGTATCAGTTCTCACCTGTACCTACACAGGAACAAAAAATAGAAATAATACCTGAAAATATAACCTACACGGTAGAAGAAAAGGTCGAAGAAGAAAAAGAGAAAATAAACGAACCTATTTACTTGTCAGCACCGATAAAAATAAACAAGTTAAAAAAGAAAGACCCTTCCTGCGAAAAACCCGTTGAAACTTTTGTCGAAAAACCTGCGAAGAAACCGAAGAAAATCACACCATTCACAGAGTATTTAAATTCAATAAGTCCTGAAAAAACATTCGAAAAATTCTACAAAGATATGGTTTTAGACTATTACACTCTTGAAAGCGTTTATATGAATGGTTGGACTGTAACAATAACAGATTTATTCGACGAATATTACGAGGCAATCCATAAAGACGAAAGACCGATTTACAATAACAGCGATAAAATCACAAAAGTTATATTACACTTGTTTAACGGAGACGAATTTGTAGAAGAAGAAAGAAAAACCAATAATGATATTAAACCATTCGATAATACCGAGATATTCAAGTTTATTAATAATGTGTATGGTTCGGTAAATAGAAAAATACTTACTTTAATACAAAACCATAAAGGACAAGAAGACGACGAATATGGAGGTAAAGTGGATATTTACACAGACGAATGTATGGAAGGAATGGACGTATATAAAAAACTCTACAAAGATTCGGGATATGATTTATACGAATTTAAAGGGTGGTTCAATATGCCAGTATTTAATTTTGAAAAAAACAAAAAAGAAATTTACAAAGAGGTATTCGAACATATCGCAAAAAAGACTTATGTCGAGAAATAAAGGTAAGGTCAAGGTAAGGTCAAGGTAAGGTCAAGGTAAGTTATTTTAAGTATTTTTTTATCACAAATACTTAAAAAAAATAAACGCAGTTAGGAATTATTGAATTCTGCCTCTAATTTGGCTATTTTCAGATTTCGAATAATTGCCTCTTTATTGTCCTTGTGCAGTTCACAAATTATATCTATTTCAATCGGAGACACGAATTTCTTGTAATAATTCAATTTTGCCTCGAATTTATATTTTTCTTTATTTGCCTCATACCAGCGTTTATTTATAAACGCGTTGTATTCTTTTGATTTATAAACCATATTTGCTGTGCCTCCTGATAATGATTTTTTAACGCTTTTTATGGTCGGTTCGGTAGGTTCGGACATATACAGAATTTTACTATATTATGTCTAAATATTTTTTTTTGAATTACTTTTTAATCCAGTTTAATATAAGTTTGTTCTTGTTTAGTGCTTGAACCCATGTCAGTCATATCTTTTTCAAGTTTTTTCTGTTGTTCTGAATGCGTGGCGTATTTATCGGTAAGAAATCCGTGTCTTAAAGCATTCACACTTACTTTTTTACCGAAAATTTTATTGAGACGCTGGTTGAGTTTGACACTTGACAATTGGTTCATATTGGAATCGAAAAATAAAAAGTCGGTAGGGTTTTTCGAAATCCATTTGGTAAGAATAGTTTTTAGGGGTGGAGGACACACGACTTTTTGCTCACCATAGAATTTGGCAGTTTTATAACTATTGAATACCAAGTTGTTTTTATCCAAGTAGTTGTCTTTTTCTCGGTCAACATTTTTAATCTTGAAATTGACAAAATCGAGAGAACGTCTAGGAGGAATGAAAATACCACCTAAAACTGATAATAAAACGAAATTTTGTATTTCTTGTAGGTCACTAATAGACGGGGTCTTTTTTTTGTATAGCAAATCAGTATCACGTTTATAATTGTCCCATAGTTCCTTTATTTCTGTGGTATTTACCCAGTTCTCTTTTTGTGTCTCTGTTTTTTCTTGTTTTTGAATATCATGATTGTATTCCTTAATATCCTCCAACATAAGATTGCGGTATGCCTTGTTGTCAGTAACAACAACCAAAGCACTCAATACCGTTTTTCTTTTATTACACGGAAGTTCTCGTAAATAATGGAGAACCTTGTCAGTTTCTTCGAATCGGTCAATTGAAAATTCATGATCTCCAAATACATTCTTGAATAGGTTTTTTAGAATGCTTGAATAAGTGGTAATGCTGGATTGAGATAAACTCGGGCGTTTATGCTTGACTGCTTCTCTAATTTTATCCATTAGATTATAGTTTATGTTTAGAAATAAATCTCTAAATTAAAAATCAATATTTAGTATAAATGGAATATTAAGAGGTTCGTTAATTTACGAATAAAAAATATATTTAGGTAATTTATAGAATGAGCAGATTTTCTAAAAAAGATTATGAATACGGACGACAAAAAGAGATTCAGTTTTTACCTTATATAGAGAGGTATTTTAGCGATAAAATCGTAATGGCAGAGAACAAACTAAGTAGGTTTGACTTTATAGGTGAAAAGGGACAAAAATATGAATTGAAATCGAACAAGTATCCGTTCAGACGATATGTACCATTAATAGATAAACAAAAGATAGATTCGAATAAAGAACATAACACGATATTTGTGTTGGCATTTATAAATCCCGATAAAACGGAGGAATTGTATTATATCAAGTATGACCCAGTTCTGTTTGAAAGCTTTGTAGTAGAGGATATATATTTGGATAGAGGGTATTCGAATACAATTGTGAGAATACCACATAAACACTTGACAAAAATCCCCCTTAATTAAATAAGACCAATATGAATAGTTATATCAATAATTATGTATTAGGTTGTAATTGTGTTCCAATAGCATTATACCCAACACCAGTATTGTATATTTGTATTCCGTAGATATGACTTGCTGCTAATGTGAAAAAACTCGTATTCGTTCCATTCCCCCAACTAAAATTAGTATTACTGCCTGTGCTGTTTGCGTATATCTTAATATTCCCACTTGAATTATTATACACACGAATATAATAAGACCCACCAACTAATAAGGTAGAAAAGTTGAAACTTGTAATATCAATACTCATATCAATAGTAGCAATACCATTCGTTAAAAAATTACCATTAATAGTTAAAGCACCTGAAATATTGTCAATATACATACCAGTAGGATTACCGATTGTGTTTGTTATACCATTAGGATTACCTGCAGTAATAGTACCTGTGTCTATAAATTGGAGGGATTGTTGCCCCAAAACACTTGAATAAACACCACCAGCATTATCAATACAACTAACATTATCATAACTAATTCCAACAAAATTATCTCCTCCTGTCCCTTGTTGAACTTGTAATCCAGTCGCATTACCAAAACTACTATAACCAATATAAGTAAGAGTATCACTATTATAACTCTCAATACAAGAGTTTGTCATATTAATATGATTGAGTGTGCCTTTTGTTCCGTCTTCAAGCACTAATGTTTGACTACCAGCATTCGCAATAAACCAAGTATTCGCAGGGTTGCCTGTCACCTGTGTTGTGATAGTCAATACTTCTTCGTTTGAACCATTAGGCATTATATCAATATCGTATGTCTGTCCTGATTGTTGAGAGTGTAACTGAATATTCCCATTCGCATATATACTGGTGCTATTTGCTCCGTCTGTTAAAATCATGCTATTATTTGAAATAGCATTCGTATTAGAATCAGCAGGAGCAGTAAGATTAATACCACCACCAATAGCACAAGTAGAGGTCGTGTTATTACTTGCGTCCAAAGTATAATACGGTATAGAGACTTGTGAATAAATACCAGCAGGGGTATATGCTACTGGTTGCGCCCCCCCTGAAATATCATAATAAAAGAAAATACCCTGTCCTGTGTGTTGAACACCGTAGTTCTGTGTAGAACCACTCGCGTCATTTGCTATACAAAATAGTTGAGGAACACTAAATCTGTCGTAACCTAAATAATTAGTCATTATATATACTATACTTATATATAAAAAAAATAGTTTTATACAACATACCAAATACCAGCACCAGAAGTTCCAGAAGCGAGAAACACTAATGTTGTAGAAGTTCCAGCAGATAAAGCAATAGAACTCTGTGTAGGAGTTGCTCCATTATAACTATTAATAGCAATAAGTTGAACGGAAGAAGGATAAACTGCTATTGTTACAGCATTAGACGTATTGTTTCTTATAATTATCTGTAACCCACTATACCAAGTCAAACTTGTGCTATAAGGTAAATAATAAGTCCCTGACGCCCATGATTGATAAGGTGTTCCTCCAATTGCTATAAATTGATATAATTGTGTAATTTGATATGGGTTAGAAGGTTGTGTTGTTATGATTAAACTATCCTCATTCCCTCCTATTGCTTGGTTCACATAACCGATAGTTGCTAGATTGGTAGTGGCGGAGGAAGGGTAGGTTTGTGTAGCAGAACAAACAGGGGCGCTACTAAAACTCGCATTATTGAAATACTCTGTTCCTTGTGCTAATGGGAAAGTAAGAAAGTATTTACTTAATGTGGCTATACTTGCCTGTGAGGCAGTTGAAAAATATAAGGTATTAAATACTGGTGTGTTTTCAGTTGGGGGTGGATAAGCACTCATATCTATAATATAAAACTTTATTTTATTTTTTCTGTCTTAATTATATAATGCCACGTAAACCAAAAACAGAACAAATAGAACATAACCCTTCTAAAATAGTGAATTGTTATGAGTGTATTCCGAGTGATTTTTTAGACAAGAAATTGTCTAATCCAAACAGACAATACCATAATTTCGATATTCCATTTAGAGCATGTGTGGTTGCTCCGAGTGGTTCAGGTAAGACCAATTTTGTAACAAATTTAATAAGAATTTTTTGTATGGGTGCTGGGACATTCTCGAATATAACAATAATTTGTAAAGATAGTTCGGAGCCACTTTATAAATTTTTAGCGTCACGTTCAGATAGTATTCAGGTAAAAGAAGGACTACATAATTTACCGCAATTAGATAAAGCGGATAAAGAGAATAGTACATTAGTTATTATAGACGATTGTCAATTAGATAAAGACCAAACAAGAGTTTGTGAGTATTATATTCGTTGTCGTAAGAAGTCGGTTTCAATAATTTATTTAGCACAGAATTATTACCAAATTCCAAAGGTAATCAGAAACAATTGTAATTACTTGATTATTCTGAAAATAAGTGGAGATAGAGATTTAAGAATGATATTGAAAGAGAATTCTGTGGGAATACAGAACAAAGACCAATTAATCAAAATGTATCAATACGCAACACAGGAAAAGTTCTCTCCCCTTATTATTGATATTGAATCGAGTGACATAAACCACAAATACAGAAAGGGGTTGACGGAATACCTCGAACCTGCTAATTTTATCTAAATATTATAATATGGAGAAAGAATGGAGTGCCGACCAAGAATTAATCTTGGAGAATATTCGTAAGAATGCTATTATTTTGAGTAAGGAACATAAACGCTTGTTTCTTCAATTAAACCATACAATCAAGTATTTTAAACTCCCTGTCATAATTTTGAGTTCGTTTAACAGCGTAATATCGGTGGGCTTGTCAAAGTTCCTTTCACAGAATTACATAAGTGTTATGGTTTGTCTTATTAGTTTGACAACGAGCCTCATATCGAGTATAGAATTGTTTCTCAATATACAGAACCAAATGGAGAACCATTTAAATATGAGTAAGGAATACTATTTATTGAGTGTGGATATATACAAGACCCTTACACTTGAAATATGTAACAGAACGACAGACGGAAGCACATTTTTAGAAGAGAAAATATCGATATATGAAAACTTGTATGAGAAGAGTTATATTATTAAGAGACGGATAGAGGATAGTTTGACACAAATAAGAAACACAAACGGGTTGCTTGTGAATCCGCCAACACCTAAAAACGACAATAGTTCTGATAGTTCTGTGTAGTTTATTTTATCTGTTAATAATATATCATGAATACGACCTTATTAGACACCTTTAAAATAGGGGACAAAGTAATTCACGGGAGAAACGAATTACCGCCTGACGTGAAATTATTCTTAAAAAAGAATGGAGACGCAGTAATACACAAGATAATAATAGGTAGAAGTCCTTTATCGAGTGCCTTGAATTTTGCTCTCAATATTACAAGTTTAGGACAATTTAAGAAGAAAGTAGACGAGAGTCCGTATGATACTCTGTTCCATTTATTTATGGTTCTCGAAACAAGTAAAGGTATTTTTACTACGGAAAAAGAAGCAGTTATTAAACTGAAAAGAGGTAAAGTGAGTAGAGATTCTAAAACGGAATACAAAGAATTTCCAGTAAATAAGAGATTAACTTTACAGGAATTATTTGATAATGGAGAGAAACAAGCAGGTTCAATACAGAACTTTATTTCCTATTCCGCCAAGAATAACAACTGTCAAGATTTTTTAATGTATCTTTTGAATGGAAGTGGATTAGCAGACCAAAGTGTTCGTGAGTTTGTGAAACAAGACACCAAGAAACTTTTTGAAGGTATGGACTGGTTTAGAAAATTAACCAACACAATAACAGACATAGGAGGTCGTGCAGACGTGGTAACACAAGGAGGAAGCCTTCCTGACTACGAACATATGAAATGGGGCTCATTCACCAAACAATTCAAGGCGTATCATAGCACTCACCCACATATCAAAGACTTGGACGATTTTGCTAGACACGTGGTAGAACACCCAAAAGAGTTTCAAACCACAACCTTGAAGAGAGCAAGATTTTACTTGAATGTTATTGAGAAGAAACACACTCACGGAGAAGGTATAACACCAGAGCAATATAATGGTATAATGAATAAGATTATAGACAGCAGACAACCACAGAGAGAACCAGCAGTAATGAAACTTTTAAAACAGAGAAATCCAAGACAAAATCTATTCGGTAGAGGAATAGAACAACACCACCACCACTATTACCATATGGAAGGAAGAGGGGGAGGGGCAAATGTTCCTGTTTCTCCTATTATTGAGAATGAAAGAGAATTAGAAAGATTACACCCTGAACTTTTTAAGTTTGATTATATGGGAGGTGGTGGTGGAGATAGACCAATACCTTTACCATATGCTTATGGTAGAGAACTTACGAGGGCTTATCTTAATGAATATTATGATACACATAGAAACGAAATAAGACTAATGACACCTCAATTAGAACAACATTTAAGAAGTTACTATCGTTGTAACTTTCCTCGTATAATTAGAACACCGCCTATGACAGAAGTAGAGGAAGAAGAGCCTGAATAATTTTTTTGTATTGATATATATAATGAATAAAGAAACACATACACACCATTACTATACTGAACCAGAGCATTCCAAAGACTATGTAATCGCAATCCCAAGTTACAATAGACCAGACGGATTGAGAGAGAAGACCTTGACTATGTTGAAAGAGAACAAAATACCAAGTGAGAAGATTTATGTTTTTTTACACAATCAAAAAGAGGCGAGTGAATATGAACGAGCAATACCGAAGGATATGTATGGACGAATAGTGGTGACAAACTTGAATAAAGGATTGGTAGGACAGCGTGAATACATAGAGGAATATTTCAAAGAAGGACAACATATAGTATCCCTAGACGACGACGTGGAAGAGGTCATATTGTCCCACAGCCCCCTTTTTAAAGACAAGTCGTTGGACTATTTTTTCAAGACGGCATTTGAAACTTGTATCAAGGAGGGAGCGTATATTTGGGGAGTTTATCCAGTCAATAATCCGTTTTATTTGAAAGGACAAGAAGTAACCACACACCTTACCTATATTGTAGGTGCTTTCTTTGGAATTATTAATAGACCACATAACAAGAAATTACAATTAGAAATAACAAGAGAAAACGGACAAAAAGAAGACGTAGAACGCACGATTTTGTATTATATACAAGACAAAAAAGTGGTAAGGTTTAATAGAGTAACATTCAAGACAAAATACTATGGAAAAACAGGAGGTTTGGGAACTTTTGAAGAAAGATTGAAACCTATGCTTATAGCAAGTGAAAAATTGGAGAAAAAGTATGGTGAATATGGATATGTAAAAACAAGACCGAATGGAATGACGGAGTTTGTGTTGTATAAAAATCCTAAAATAAAAGGAGGTAAGATAACCAAACCTATTGAGAATGTGAGTGACAAAGAGAACCCAGAGATAATCGTGGATAAGATAGAACACACACCGAAGATAAAAGAACTGCAAGAAAGAATTGTGAGGCAATTAGACCAAATCAAATTGATTCAAACAGACCCAAATAGAACGAAAAAAATAGGAAAGGGATTTTGTATTCACTTTGGAGCAGGAAGAAAAAAGTTTAGACCAAATGGAGAGTTCAAAGCCAATAAACTTTATCCTGAACTCTTCAAGGATTTGACAGATTACGGAAACACAATCCTTCCTACTGGGTATCAATACGAAATGATTACAATAAACAAGAACTTGAAAGCAAAGAAACACACAGACATATACAATACAGGAATAGGATTCATTACTATATTGGGAGATTATACAGGGGGAGGATTGTATATCTATGAAAAAGGAAAAGCAAAACTCTATGACACACACAATACCCTTATTGGATTTAATGGGGCTTTGTATCCTCATAGAACAGAAGCGTTCAAAGGAACGAGATATGCTCTTATCTTTTTCAAACAGATTGGTGAAAAAGTCAAAGGAGTTCATATGGAGGGTTCAGGGATTACAGAGGAATATATAGAGAAAGTTTATTAGAACTCTCTGTGAAAAAAAATATTTACATAAAGTATAATATGCCAAGAAAACACGCTCTAAAAAAAATGGACGGAAAGGTTCATACCCAAGAAGAAGAAGGGGAAAGAATGTTCCATACCCAAGACATTAGAGAGCACGAACCTATGCACTTACCTCACGGACACAGTATGGTATTAACCCATTCCTTTATGGACGGTCAAGGAGTTACTCACCATATTCACCACCATTTAGAAGGAGGAGATATTGGAGGTTGGTTCAAGCGTTTAGGAAGAAAAATAAGAAGCACTTTCAGTCCAATAGAACAAGGAGTAAAGAAAACTTTTACACCACAATTAGGTAGAGATATTGCTGGAACTCTTATTCACAAAGGTATTCCTGCTTTGACTGGAACTATAGGTTCAGCACTAGGTTCTATGGTCGGCCCTCTTACTGGAGTTGCTGGAGGAACAGCAGGAACTATGTTGGGTAATATGGCTGGTGACGCATTAGGTAAACAAACTGGTTTAGGATTGAAAAAAGCAAGAAAAGGTAGATTCGAAAAGGGATCGGCAGAAGCAAAAGAACATATGCGAAAAATCCGCGAAATGCGAGGTAAGGGAGTACCTGCCCCACATTCGAGATTACCTATTACTGATCCTATGTTAATGGGTTCGGGTTTAGGTGCTGGAATGGGATTGTATGCTTAAAAATTATCATTATTAATATATGGATAAACAACAAATAGCAAGAGAACTTAAACCAATAACAATTCAACAGGTTCTCAAAGATTATGAAAAATTAAAAAATATAAATTTAGAATTAGTAAAACCATTATCAAGAACAGGTAATAAAGTAGTTGATTATTTCACATACTATCCAAGACTAAACACAAAGGGTTTTAAAGGAATAAGTTTTTTTGACTTTATAGAGAACTTACAAAAATACAACAAGGGTTCAATAAAGAGAACCTTTGAAAAAATAAAAGAAATAAAACCATATTTGTGTGATACGGAAATATGTAATCAAATATTCAGATTGTACTATGGTTCTATTTCAATATTCAAACCAATAAACGCTATGAAAATCTATACACAATTTAAACCAAAATGCGTGTTAGATTTTACTATGGGTTGGGGTGGGAGGTTAGTTGGTGCTTGTGTTTTGAATATTGAAAAGTATATTGGTATAGATTCTAATCCTGAATTAGAGAACCCTTATAAATTAATGACTGAATTTTTAAGAAATCACTCTACAACAGAAATAGAATTATATTTTACAGACGCTTTGACAATTGATTATTCAAAATTAGAATACGATATGGTGTTCACAAGTCCTCCGTATTATAATATTGAATTATATTCAGGAACAGAAAAGAAAACAGAACAAGAATGGAATACAGAATTTTACCAACCTATATTTGAGAATACATATCAGCACTTAAAAACTGGGGGTTTTTATTGTTTGAATGTTTCTATACCTATTTATGAAAAAGTTTGTGTAAAAGTTCTCGGTGAATGTCTTACCAAAATTCCTCTTGTCAAATTTTCAAGACAAAATATGGAATATAAAGAATTTATCTATATATGGAAAAAATAATATATACGTTAATGTATATATTAATTTAGGATAATGTCACTATTAGAAACTTTGATTACTTTGGATTTTCGACAAAAGACCACTATTCTTGAAATAGAATATTTACAACAGAGACTTGCGTTAATAGACGAGAAAAGAAACAAAAATGACTATATCATAATAAGTTCTCAACTTGAAGGATTGAACGAAAAATACAAACTGATATTAGAAGAACAAAAAGAGGCAAAAACAAGAGCAAGAGGACTATTTAAAATATCAGAATAGTATATATGGAAGGAGAAGTTGAAAAATTACAGAGAATTATTTTAGAAAAAGATTATCAAATCAAAAAACTTATTGAAGACAAACTGAATTATGAACTAAAAATTTTAACACTAGAAAAGAGACTGAATAAGGTGTTAAAATCTCCTCATGAAAGAATAGTCTATAAATATGTGGGTTGGTAAAACAAAAATTAAGTATTTCATATAAAAATAAAAGGTTGGTAAAACAATTTTTTTAAGGAATGAGAATAAATTGTTAAAAGAATTATTAAAAAATAATAATATTTTAACTGAAAATTAACATATTTGTATAATAATTCAATAAATAACTTAAAAATTAACTTAATTATTGAATAAATTAAGTAAAAACTATAAAATAATTGTTTTTTTTATAGATATAGGACAATTAAAATATTTTAATTGTCCTATATCTATTTTTTTTATGGATTTTTTAAAGAATATCCTTAATTTATTGTTATTTTAATTGATTTTTAATATTAATATTCATAAAAAACAATAATTTTTATATGAATAACTTAATTTTTATTTAAAACCTTACCTAAAAATTACCTAAAACTCTACATAAGACTTACTTAAACCTTTATTAAGACTTACATAAAACTTACTTAAAACCCTACATAAAACTTAATTAAAAACTTAATAAACTTTTACATAAGACTTACTTAAACTTTTAATAAAACTTAACTAAAACTTAATTAAACCTTTAATAAACTTTTACATAAGACTTACTTAAACCTTTACATAAACCTTTACATAAACCTTTAAACATTAAACGGTAAATAGCATTCAATTCTTAAATTTATTAAAAAAAATATGTATTTTACCATATAAAATCAAGAAATTTATTTCTTCCAACCTCTCTTTATTGTCATTTTAAAGGTTTTTTGTAGAAAATTTTTTTATTTTTCAATTCGATAAAGAATAATTCATAATGATAAGTTCTTTTCGTTGCTTCTTTTCCTTTTTCATGACAACATTAAACTTGTTGAATACCGTAACCGTTTTTATGACATATCCCTTGAATAGGTCTCTGATATATTTGTTGTCATTCAAGGTCACCATGAATTTACCTTTAATATTTCCGACTACTTGTCTAAATTTATTTATATTTTTTTCAAGCATAAAGACCACTACCCACGTTTCTCTTTATTTGTTCTTGGTATGCTGGTGGGAATCGTGAGGCGAACTGGAAATTAGCAGAGTTAGATTGACTCATTAAAGCAGGAGGTAATCCTTTACCATGACTTAATAAATTTCCATGAATTCCAATAGAACTCTTTTCGTATGCTCTATGCATGTGTCTGTGTCTAATTCTTCCGTGTTTTTGTGCTTCATGAATTTCTTCCAAGTGTTTATGTGCTACACCCTGTCCCGATAAAGCTTTAAATTGATAAGGAGCAATAGGAGTAACGCTTTGTTTTTCTTGAACTAAATTTTGTAGTGTTCCGAGATCTACGTTGTTTAAAAAGTTTTCGTAATTTGCTCTTGATAAATATCCAGCATTATCTCCTGTGTATGCGTTTAAACTCATTAGAGCAGGACTAAATCCTGTGTGAATGTCTGAAATACCAGCACTACGGGAAGGTGGTTGTTTTCGTCCACGTTCTCCCACACCGAATTTACTTGGATTATCCAAATAAGAAGAACCAACCTTTTTCAATTGATTTCCTCCAACTGCTAAAAAAGGTGCTAATTCAGGTTGATAGGCAGATAAAGCAACAACACCAGCGTCTATACCCTTATTCAATAAATCTTTTGCTAGTGGTTTTACCTTGTCACCTACGGCATAGGCAAAATCCTTAAATCGGTCACCTCCTATACCTGTAATTCTTCCTATTTTTCTCAAAAATCGGTCTCCTATTTTACCGAAAATACCCATACCATGATTGTGGTGGATTTCTTCTGGGGTTAATGCCATGTGCATACCTTTTCCTTTATGAATAGCCTTCATAATATCAGGTAATCTGTGTTTATGAACGCACAGAGAGACTCCCTCTCCGTGTTTTTCGTGGTGTAGTGGAACTAAACGAACCTTGTGTCCGTTTTTCAACTTGCTAAATACCTTTTGTGAAGGGTGTTGTATAACAATCTCTTCCATATCCTCTGCCATTTGTTATATATGTATTCGTATATAATAAATTATGACTTTTTGTTAATTTCCATATAAATTGTAGTGGGTTCTCTAATTCTTGTCTTGTGAAAATCGCAATAATCCCTTTTGTGTTTTATTCGGTAATACAAACACCTAAAACAACTTATTCGAGGGAGTGGTTTCGGGGTTTCCATATATATATACTAATTATTTTCGTGTTAGTTCTAAATTTGCTATACTACTAATAATTTAGTCTTTAAATTAGTTTATGTATGGTAAAATTACCATTCGCATTCCAAAGGAGACACCTCGAAAGGTTATTAGCACTATAAGGGTCGTTTCTCCAATTACCTCTCATACTAGCAGTTCTCCTTAAATAATTTTGTCTGCGTTTCTCGTCACCATGGTGTGTAAAGTCTTCCGCTCCAAATTGCCCGAAGTGAACCCACTTTTGTGTGTTGGGATTCAGCACCATATACTTTTTTTTCGGGTTGGTCGAAAATTCTATTATCACGTCATTACCTAAATATTCTTTTGCTTTTTTCAATACCTCACGTGGATTGCTAAAATCTGTGATTTTCATATATTAATAGTTATATTTTTATACTCTTGCTCCTGAAAGAATATCAACAGCAATACTAACACCGTATTCGACAAAGATATACATATCAATAGGAATAGCACTCGCAAGAGTTCCAAGAATGTTGACTGATTTTGGAACTGATTGTTCGACTGGAAGCATTCTGCCACAGTCAACATAGTAATAACAGTATTCAGTTTCGAAATCTAACTGACCGATTAGACCACTTGACTCTCCGTCAGTTAATCCTCCATTCAAAGAACCAGTTTGTCCGTATAATTGATTCATGAATTGCTCATAAGCATAACGCTCGGTGTTATAAATAGCGTTTTGTCCCGATATTTGGACGTTGAATTGGTTAAACAAGACCAAAGGAGAAGTGGTAGAAGAAGCTGGGTCAAAAGGACTCTGAATTGGTGTAAGATTTCCGTTACTTCCCTTTTGGTAGTATGGTAAGACCAATACCGACTTAATATCGGCAATACCGTTTGTAATCAAGTTATTGAAAGTCCCACCAGCGTTAATTTGATTGACAATTTGGTATTGATACAAATCAGTATAAACGATTTTCTTGACTGGACTGGCAAGATAGGCAGATTCAAAAACACTGTTGAAAGTATAGGCAGGAACGTTAAGAATAATACTTGGAGAAAGAGGAGCAGAAATAGCACCGAGAGACGATTGTATAGAGTTCAAAACTTTTGCTCCGACAGCAATAGAGGCAATATAACCACCAGCAGTAAGAGGATAAGAACCCGAAGTTGAAGAAGTAATCATAATAGGGTTTGTTCCTCCTAATGGAGAGTTGACAGTACAGGCAGTAAAAAGTTCAGCACCTGCAGTTCCAGAAGTAGTGAAATTGACAGAGCATTGGTTAAAGTTAAGGGTTAGTTTCAAGAACACACCTTTTAATAGTGGGACAGCGTCAAAAAAGTTGTGTAATTGTTTCAATCTAATTTGGGCAGTAATAGCACATTGCCATACCATAGATTTACTTGTAGCAACACCAGCAACCTTGTTGAAAATATAAGATTTCCATACTTGGGTTAATCCTCCTGTGGATATAAGTGCGGAATAAGTTGCCGAACTTGAAGCAATATCAGTTAATCCCGCAGGGTCAAAGTTCCAGTATTGTTGTCTTTTCAATAGACCAAGATTGTAAGTGCTATAAGAGTTTAATGCTTGATTTACAACTGAGAATGAACCTAACACATTATTGTTACAAGTTGTTCCTGAAATACCATTAGTATTATTACCAGTAGTATAATTGACAGACAAAGCGTCGTCTAAATAAAAACCAATAGAAGAACCTTGATTTAACACGTCGTCGTAACAAAGAGTAGTATTTAATTTGAAACAATTCCACAGGTTAGTGAATGGAGTTTGTTGAACGATTGTTGTTCCTGCATAATCAACGGTAATAGAGTGAACTATTTGTCCATACCAGTTTTTCAAACCAAGAACATAATCACAAGAACCAGCAGCAGAAGTTGGATCGACCGCATTAGTAGGAGCAGCAGAATCGTTGGTCAAAGTAAGTAAAAGAGGAATCATTAAATAACCCTCTCTGTAATTGATATATTTGTTCGAATTGCACAACGCTGACGTATCGATTACCGATTGATTACCGGTATAATTCTGATTTTGGTTGTCGAGAATTGCTAACCAATCTTTTCTAACAAAAACGGAAGGTTCGCCCTCGCTTGTTGAGGACATATCGTAAACAAGAGTATCTGCCATGTTATAGAATAACAATAGACAATTATTTTTAGAATGATTATAAATTATTCTAAAAAAGGGAAAAAACGAATCACGCCTAAAAGTCAAAATGGATATTTTTTGCTTTTGCTTTAAGAGGTTTTACGACTAATTTACTCAATTTATCAGTAATTCCTGCTCCTAAACCTCGTGCCATTCCTGCTCCTAAACCACTTGCCAATCCTGAACCCATACTATTTGGAATTCTATTTCCTGTTATTTGTTCGTATTGTTCTAATGAAGAATAACTTGATCCTGGACCTGCTCCTCCCTTATTCAAGAGAACCGAACCCATACCTCTTCCTACTAAATGTCTTAAATGTGTTCGAGGAATAATACGCCCTCCGACTACTTTATGTCCTTTATGGTGTCTTGGCATTCTATATTATGACTGAATATTTTAAATTCCTTATAGTAGTTTTTTTCTGTAATTTTTCAATTTCAAAACATTAATCATGAGGTTATTTATCAAAGGCAGTTGTTTCGTTATTTCTTTTTCTTTTTGTGGTTCGCAGTCACTCTTTAACTCATTCAATAATTTCTGATTTTCTCTTGCGAGTGTATCGTAAAATTGTCCTAAATTTTGTTCTGTTAAGTCAAACATATACAATATCCCCAGTATTTTTTCTGTCTTAATTATATAACAATGAACTACCTACCTTCAAAAGAAACTGACAATTATGGCAACTGGTACTTTAAAGTTGGTAATCCTCACTTGTCTAATAACATTCCTCAAATGAGAAGTGAGGGTTTTACTCCTTATTTCGCAACTGGGGGTTCAAATGCCGTTCCTTACTATTTAGGGTTTAAAGGTAATACCTCCTCTTCTCTACCTACCTATTCGAACCCGTATATTTCACATTACCTAAAAGCAGTCCACGAGATTAAAGAAGGCAAACACCACAAGAAATAATTACAATTTGTTTAAAATAAAATATTGACTTATTTTATATTAATGCCTTCTACTATTGTTTTAAACTCCAATAATGTCGTTCAGGACGGAAATAACAATCAACTCGTATATAACTTCCCGAATAGTGTCAGTTTTCCTAATCATGAAATTGCGGTTCAAAGTGTAGATATGTACTACTCTTGGCAGAATATAAACGCCACTCCTCTTAACAACAATTCATTTCAATATACTTGGGCTACACAGGCAGGGTTAAATACCTATATTGTGACCTTACCAAACGGACAATACCAAGTTAGTGATATAAACGCTTATTTACAAAGTCAAATGATTTCGAACGGCACATATTTAATTAACGACAACGGACAGAATGTTTATTACATGGAGTTGATTTTGAACCCAACCCTTTATTCAGTTCAATTGAACTTGTTTCCTGTTCCAACTTCTCTTCCTACCGGTTGGTCGTTTCCTTCGAATTATCCAGTAGGGGGGTTGTATCCTACCACTTGGGTCCCTCAATTTATTATTTCACCAAGTAACAATTTTAATCTTATTATAGGTTTCCCACAGGGATTTTCTTCTCCTTCTAATTTAACAACTACAACCAGTTATACAAGCAGTCAATTTGGTTTATCTCCCGAAGTTCAACCAAACCCTTGTGTATTTCTTGCAGTCTCGGGCATTCTTAATAAATACGCCATACCTAACTCTATTATCTTTAATGTGACTCCTAATGTTGGTTTCGGTGAGTTGATTAACGTTGTCCCTCCTCAATTCTCATGGAATACCCTTTTACAAGGTAATTACAACCAAATTAGAATACAGATTTTAGGGAGTAATTACGCACCTATACCTTTATTAGACCCGAATATCACGATTGTGCTTGTCATTCGTGACGTTATAGCCGAATTACCACAGGAATTAATGACAATTATTACTGGAAGTAAATAAAATATTAACTTACTATATATTATATTAAATGCCTTCTACTATTGTTTTAAATTCGAATAATGTCGTTCAAGACGGAAACAATAACCAACTTGTATATAATTTTCCGAATAGTGTGAGTTTCCCTAACCATGATATAGCAGTCCAAAGTATTGATATGTATTACTCTTGGCAGAACATTAACGCCAATCCACTCAATAATAATACCTTTTTCTATTGGTGGGTTCAGTATGGTAGTGGTGGGAGTTCTGTTATTACTGCTTTTCCTGTTGTTTTACCGAATGGACTTTACAATATTGTTGACATTAACAATTACCTACAAAGTGTTATGATTGCCAACGGGACTTATTTAATTAATGCCGTAGGAGAGAACGTCTATTATTTAGAAATGATTTTAAACCCGTCTCTTTATAGCGTACAAATAAACGGGTTTGCTCTTCCTACTACCTTACCAGCAGGTTGGTCGTTGCCTTCGAATTATCCAAGTGGAGCAATATTTACTAATTTTGTTTTCGCACCTTCTTTTGCTTTAAATGTCCCTGCGAATACCAGTTTTACCAGCAATAATTTTTACAAAATAATAGGGTTTCCACAGAATTTTAATAGTTCCAATAGTCCTACTGGTAATCAAACTCCAAACTATTCAAGTTACACTTTTACAAGTTCTCAATTTGGTCTTGCTCCACAGGTTCAACCGAATCCTGTTATTTATTTAGCGTCCACTAATATCGACAACAAATACGCCAAACCTAGCACCATTCTTTATTCTGTCACTCCGAATGTCTCGTTCGGTGCTTTAATTAACATAGTCCCGCCACAATTCGCATGGAACAAACTATTACAGGGTAATTACAACCAATTAAGAATACAAATTCTCGGTAGTGATTTTAGTCCCATTAAATTGCTTGATCCTAATATGACAATTGTTTTAGTCATTCGTGACAGAAGTTTAATTATTCCAAAATCTATTCGTGATAGTCAAGCGAGTATTACCGACAAAAATAAAAATAGACAAATAAGAGTTACAATTTAATTAATATTAATCTTAAATTTTTTTTTATTGCCTATATATATAAATGTCTTATTTCAAACAAGCAGATTTCAAGGGCGAGGTTGTCGAAAGAATTAGCGTGGTAATAAACCATAAAATGGGGTTGCCTATTTTACACAAGTTCTCCAATCTTAATGACATGAAAAAGAGAAAATACAACAGAATTCTTAATGAATATATTAGTGATTTAGGTAAACACGAGAACTGGAAAGAATTGTTGGAAAAAGAATTTAACGAAATAGTTTTAGAGGACTTGTTAGACGAAAAATTCAGACCAGAGAAAATTGTTATTCCCATGACTACTATTACTCCTTCTCTATTAATGACAAAAGAACAGCAAGAATTTTTAGAATCAGAAGAAGCACTCAAATATGACTTCTCCAAAGACTTCAAAATCGAAAAGGTCTAATTTTCTTTTATAACTATATTTATATATATATATAGTTATATACCATGAATCCTCCTTTACGAAATCCGAGCGACGCTGCCAAATATAGAGAGCAATATCTCTCCAATCTTGCTCTTGAAACAAGTAATAATCAAAAGAACTATAATGCGAACGCTATTTACCAAAGAACAGGACAAACCCCTACTCAACCTCCTGACATGCGTTCATTAGAAGATAAAATAGCCGATATTGAAAGTCAACGCATAATGTTAGTGTCTCAATTGAAACAACTTACTGACGGTTTTATAGCACAAGGTATTGCTACTTCTCTAAAACCCGAAGAAGTCACTTTTGCAGTCCAGAATTTTCCACATATTCTTACACAACTTAAACCTCGTTATGCTCTCGGTGTTCCAAAGGAAGTATTTATCAACTTTTTGAGAACTTTAATGAAACGAGCAGAAACCGCTATTGGTGTTGAAATGGGACTCCAACAAAGTACTGGTGAGAGTATCCTGTTGAGTTTAAAGAATATTGAAAATGTATTGACAAATAAGTCTCAATTAAGAGAACTTAAACAAAAAGTAGAAAAAATGCCTGAAAGTCCACTTAAAGAGGCAACTATTCGCAGAATTATTAATTTAGAAGAGAGTTTATTTACTCCTGACGAAATAACCAAACTCAATTCACTCGACCCATTACAACAAGAAGGATTTATTAAACTATTAAACGAATATATGGCAAATTACCCTACACGAGAACAAATAGACAACGAATTGCGTAATATCGAACGATACGAACAACAAGGTCCTATAACTCGTGAAGAAGCAGGTACGGCATTAGAATCTATTAATCAAGTTATTCCACCTTTGGTTGGTGTTGAAATAGAACAAATAAAAGAAGATTTAAATAATGCTGGTCAAGAACAACCAAGTTCAGGACAACCTGCTACTCGAATATCAGTATATTATGAACCTAACGAATTAATAGAAGCAAAAAACACTATTACTGGTTTAGTATCTGATTTTGAAAAGTCAGACGATCCAGACCAAAAAAAACAGATAATAAATGAAATGAAGAATGTGTTTAATCGTTACGGTATTGAGTATCAATTCAGAACAAACGCCAGTCCAGCAAGTATTAATAAAAAGTTCAAAGAATGGTATGACAAACAGGTTTCACAATTAGACCCAGAAGAACGTGCCGCAATGGAAGGTCACGGTCTTAAAAAGAAAATAAGAGGTAAGGGTCTCTCGAAACCTGTTGCTCGTATGGAGGGACAATATGTTAAACCAAAAGCATATGTTCAACTCGGCAGGTATTTATTGAATAATCACAGATTAAAGGACGGAATTCTCATGATTAAAACCCCAAGTGGTCTCGCCATTCCCGAATTACCAACCGAGAAAATTAGTGAATCTCTTACAGACGTTATTAAACATATTAAAGGCGGTAAAATACCCGAATTCGATATGCTTTCTAATCTTACCGAACTTGAAAAGAAAAAACTTAAAACTATTGTGAAAAAGTGTCAACTCGATATTTCAGTCCCTAATCCCGACATGAAACAAGAACAACACGAAAATAGACGGTTCGAATTATTGAGAGGAGAAATTAGTGCTGGAAATGATAATCCGAAAATAGCCAAAGAATTAAAAAGTCTTATTGTCAAATTCATACACGACGGTCGCCTACCTAGAAGACAAGCACATGAAATATTACTCGACCTTACCTCAATGGGATATTAATAATTGTTTTTTCACAATTTAGAGAAACCCGTAATTTAGGTCTGTCTTCCGTTAAACAGACATAATATTCATATCCGTTGTCGACCGCATAACACATATAGGGAATAAGTGGAAATTCACCACCTAATTTTACAAATATTCTTTTACCTAACATTAATTTATATTAAGGTTTATATTAATACTGAAAAAAATATCTCTCGACATAGTATAAATGCTCGGATTTTACGCTGGATTTTTTCTAATGTGGTCTTATGAGGTAGTCAGGGGATTTAATAAAACCAAACCTACACCTAAACCCGTGTCATTATTATTTCCTCATAAAATTGAAAAACCTACACCTAAACCTACACCCTATTACAATCTCCGTTTAACACCCCCAAAATAATATAAACTTCATATTAAGGTTTATATTAATTTTCGTTCAAATTTCGGTAAATTATTTATATCCTTTTATTCCTTATCACTAATATGTTTTATTTCTTCTACGGATATTGGTTTTCTTAATGCTGGATCAACAGACCTAAAAAAGTGTTTCAAAATATACTCGTTTTTCTTCCATTCAACACTCTCATTCAAGTCGTCGAACAAGTCAATAAAGTCTATACAATCCGTTGCTAAATCTCCTGTTCTATTGTAATATGAATTAATCCAGTATAAAAATGCTAAACAATAATACCCACATGCTTCATTCATGAGACTCTGTACGTCCTTTTTGTTATAAGGTATTTTACCTCCACCCATAAATTTTTCAACTACAATAGGCGGTGGAACTCCAAAACTGTCAAAATAAACCTTTTCTATTTTCCCGTTTGGATATTTGTTTACTTGAAAGCAGGTATAATGTGACCCGTCATTCAACATTCCTTTTGCGTCATATTCGTCTTCCATATTAATGATATATGACTTGTTGTATTGTAGTTTCTCGGTTTGTAAATTATCCTTAAAGTCGCAAAATACAAGCGGTATATCCATTCTCTTTGCTAGTTCCCAAATTTGTGTGTCCGTTAAACTCATTATATAATTAAGGAGGATATTTTTTTTATATTTTTATTGTTTATTAGTAATTTATTTAGGGCGAACGGGTTGAACGAGTTGAACGGTGAACACCCCGTTTTTGACCCGTACAAATTATAAAAAAAAATTTTAACAAAAGTAAAAGTATAAAAAAAATCCTTACAGGAGGAAAATAACCCGTTCAACCCGTTCAACCCGTTCGTTTTCTATTATGCTCTTACTAATTATTTTATAATTGAATTATTTATTACTATAATAGGTAATAAATAAATAGAAATAGAAGTAGTAGTAAATTTATCGAGCGAACGGGTTGGCGAACGGGTTGGTATAACTATCTATAACCCGTTCGTGAACCCGTTCAGTCTGTTTCGTCGTCTTCTTCATTATTTAAAACAATCGAGCAACCTAACCCATAATGCTTTGCTAATAGGTCAATATCGAACCTCTTATATCTACCTGCTAAATTATGATTAGTAATACCCTTCAAATTCATATTCATAATACGGCAACTCAACTTTATAGAGTTAATTTCATAAATAACACTATTATCACGTTTCCAATTTTCAAAATTACTAATCAATTGAAAATTATCAAATTTCATTTCTTTGATACCTTTGTTGAACTTTTCAGTAACAATATCCTCTAACCATATATCAATAGGTTCTCTATTTGCCTTCTTTTGTTCTTCTTGATAAGAAGTTTCAGGAATAGGAATAGAACCAAATTTATCTAAATCAGGTATAGATTTCAAGTAATCATAGAAGGTTCTCAACGCATTAATGTCATTCATATATTCGTTGATTTTTTGGAAATATTCGTAATTACCTTTTAATTCGTCACTCGCAAGAATAATCAGATTTCTGCGGTCACCCTTTTTAGTATTAATAGGTTCTCTGTTATTAGTAGTAGAAATAAATCTATGATAAGAAGTAATTTGAAAACTTGGAACTCCCTTATCATTAATGGTAAGTGCTGGATTGGTAATTAGAGCCAACCAAGAACACCTTAAATACAAGAGAGAACGTGAAGAGTTTTACAAGAAAAACGGAATGATTTAAATAGTAGAATTTAGAGTAGAATAGAATAACCGAATAACTGTAACTAATTATTTTTTAGTGCTTGAAAATAAATTCTTCAATCGTTTTACATAAAAGTTTAAATAAAAATACTATTTAATCCAAAGTTAAGAAGGAAAAAGGGTGGTTTGAAAGGTATTCCATGAGAATATCAAGTTTGTATTTTTTACAAAAAAAAATTTTAGAAAAAAAAAAAAT